CTCGACCAGTACAACAAAGCTATCAAGAGAGAGACGATACACTTTGCGAGTAACAAAAGCCTAAACCAACAAACTTAAATTGAAAATGATAACACTAAAAGAAATTGAGAGTAAATTATCGCATGTTATATGGAGATTGTTTGTAGACAATCCAGTGGCCGTGTATATTAAAAACAAAATTGTGAGAATTTTATATCATGTTTTAAGAGAGAGAAATGTTTCATATATTGTGTGTGTATTGAGAGTAATTATATTCGTGAAAGGAGTGAAATTGCTATTAAACAAGTACCAAGGAGTGCCTCACGGACTCTGGTTTGATTGGTATTTAGAGAGAAACACAAGCAATTCATCCTATGATCCCTTCGCCAGATGTCAATTTAGACAAGCAAAATGGTTGAAATCACCCACCACCGAGTACGCTAAAGGTCATGGACACCCAGTGGCAGCTGCAGCCAGGAAAGCAGCAACGGACAGCCTCACAGCATTTTCGAAATTGAGAGCATCGAGAAACACCACAGCATCAACCACCCAGAGAGTCACCCATCCTGTGAGTTCATTGAGAGCCATCCCAAATTTTGTAGGACCTAACAAAGAGTACTTCGGCGGACGATTTGACGTCGGGACATCCATGAGAGAACAAAAAGAGAGAATCCCCGGTTATCACGGGTTTTATTGTACAAAAGACATCCTATTCGCAGCGAGAGACGAGAGAGACAAAATTCCAGAGAGACCACTAATTACATTCGTGGACGTAGATTACTACTTGAGAGAGAGAGAGTGGTCCCAATGGACTTATGCCAGAGCAGTAGGAATGTATAATTTAGCACCACACAATTTAACCATGAGAACCGGAGAGTCATTTATCCATCACGAGGCCAACAACAGGGTTGTGGAAACAGTTTCTGGAGGAGAGACTTATTCCCATCCATTGTTCGCGGCACCACAGGGGTCAGTCATGACAACCAAGAAAGCCCACCCATATTGGCATTATAAGCATTGGCTCGACTTGATCGGCCTACGCAGAGAGTGGTGCATTTCAACAGTTGATCATTTATCCATTGATGAAAAGCAGTCTTGGAGGAGGCTAACTTACATCCATCCCTACACAACCATGACTGACTACTTTTGCATAGCTGAGCTGACATTAGGATTAAACAAAGCACAACGCTCATGCTATGGTATTAAAGCAACAGCGAACTACTTTTGGAAAACATTTGAGTTCCCTGGTAACAAGAAGTCGATTAGAGCAATAGCCAGAAAAGGATTTCACCAACGTGATTCATTCGAAATTGATGAATCCATCCTACATGGCTTATTTACAGCAAACGAAAACGCGAAGAAGAAGTTAACAATTGCCGAAGTACAGCGGATTGCAGGTTTTAGAGATGAAGACAAGTTAGCATTAGCACATAAGATGCATGCATACTTGCAAGAATTGCAACCAGGAACTTGTTTTATTTCAACAACAGGCAGTTACCACTACACAGCAGTTGCACCAATTTTAGATGAAGGAAAGGAATCAGGGAAGGAAGTAGCACCACCAATATTACAACATGGACCATCATTTCCGATAATCAATGAAGCTAATGAACAATGGGGAATTGAAGAAAGAATAGAGAACGTAGCGAATACTGAAACATTTAATAACGATCTTAAGGCTTATGCCAAAGAGTATGTAAATTTCGTAGTTCCACAAAATTCCAGATATCAAATACCATTGGATTACAACCAACTAGATGAAGAACAAGCACGTAGTGCCCAACGCACCAAAAATGAACGAGCATCAACAAAATCAATTTATACAGCAGCTAAAGCCTTCTCTATGTTTATCAAAAGAGAGGCCTATGCTAGCCCAAAAGACCCTCGTTTAATTTCTGACGTCAAGGACATCCACTGCCAAGTTCTATCCTGCTTCTGCAAACAATTAGCTACAACAATGAAACAAACGTGCCCGTGGTATATGAGTTCAGCAAAACCCGATGAATTGTATGAGAAATTATCCGAATATTGCAAGGACAAAGAGTATGTTTATGACACTGATTTTAGCCGCTTTGATGGCACAATTTCTTTGGACATGAGAACACACTTGGAGATCCCTATTTTTAAAAGATTATTTCCCGGCTATGAACAAGAGTTAGATCAATTGTTTATTTTAGAAATGCAATCTACAGGCTACGCCAAAAACGGACCAACAACTGAACCATCACCCAATCGCAAAAGTGGG